TGGTGGATGAGACGGCGCCCCACAGCTCTATAAGCTATGGGATTCCGTGTTTTCCCTACGCCTTTCCTGCAGATTTCTTCTTGAGTCCGCCTAGCTGGACAGTGACTGAGAGCGAAAAGCTTTCTATCACCGCTGCTGGCGAATTCAGGTTCTATCGTCCTGAATTTGATTCGAGTTTACCGGATTATTCTTCCGCCTGGAATCAGGTTACGCGCGCCATGAAAATCTATGGCGCCGAAGTAAACCCGTATCACATTTGGCAAGCTACACCTTGGTCGTGGCTCGCTGATTGGGTATCCAATTTGGGTGCCCATATTCAGCGTTTACAAGATTCCATTGAGGATCAAGTAGCCGCGGCCTACTTTTTCATCACTTCCCATAAGTCGGTGGTTCGAACGATGACCATTAGGTTGCCGTTCGTCACCGGCCTAGTCTCTTTGTCTTTTGAGAGGTCTTACTTCTCGCGGCAGAGGGTCAGTGCTGATAGTCCGTATGGCTTTCGCCTCTCTTGGGACGATTTGTCTCCCAAGAGGATTGCAATCCTGGGCGCGATAGGCATAACCCGTAAGGGCGCCCGTCACGGTTAGGATATCTTCTAGTTTCCTTAGCCAAGTTGTTCTCCTGGGAAAGGAATGACCTGGAACTAGAGTTAACTCCCCATATACTTCTGGAGAATCAACCAACCATGTTCACAGATCCTCAGACAGTCACCGTCGCAGGTTCCGCTAAGTCTTTGCCCAAGATTTTGGACAATGGACTTAAGTCGACTTACCAGATGGCTGATCTCTCGTTCAAGCTCCGTATTGAACATACGGAGTCTGGGCAAAGAGTCCAGTCTATGGTTCGACTTGACCAGCGCGCTATAGTGGCAGACCCGTTGACTTCGGCCAACACGTATGCTAATCTTGGCGTTTGGCTTGTCATAAACCGGCCCCTTTCGGGGTTTACGGCTACGCAAGTTAATGACCTGGTGCAGGCGCTATGCGTCTACTTGACGAGTACCGTGGTGGGAAAGTTAGTCGGGGAAGAGTCTTAGACTTGTTCCCGATACGCCTCTTACCACTTTTGCGTGCTTATGGTGCTGATCTGAACTTCAGTGCCTCTGGCACTGTCGTATGTTAGCCTGGTTGGCTTGTTGGGTTCGTCTCCGGTTGGAGGTGGCCTGTGAAAGTCAACGTAAGTGGCTATCTAGAAGTGGTGCAGTCCGTTTACACGGATGCATGCACCAAGTGTTCCGCTGATGTCTTTGATTTACGAGACCTGGAAACAATCAGGGCTCGGGTCGAAAACGAGGGCATGTCGTTCTTAACGATTACCCTTCCCCAGTTCAGTAAGGTTTTCGAAAGATGCCTTGCTGTTGGGGTTATTGACTCGACGTCTTTCCCAGGTTTTAAGTCTGTGAAAGACGGATCAATCCCTGCTTTCTTGCAGGGTATGATCAGTCAAATTTTCGACCGTAAGACAGGAGAGATAATTAACTATGAAACTCCAACATCTAATTCAAACGATGTTAGAGGTTTGGCCTGCGACATTCCTACTGTTGTTGAGTCTGTACGGCAAATATGCCGTCTATTCGCAAAAGTGGAATTACCATGCTCCGATAAACGGATCACGGATGCCTACAGGTCATTCAAGGAAATTGAGCAAGAGCTCTCAACGTTTTCGGCATCTGAAGATGCAGTATCCGAGTTTCGGACTGTTTCTTCTCTTGTCTGGGGTAATGCTTTTCGCGATTTTAATCTCGACAAGCTTGTCCCCCGACATGGTCCAGGTGCTACGGCAGATCGCATTTCTGGTAATCAGAAGTACGTCTGGCGTCGTTGGCATGAGCGTCTCGAGCCTTACTTCCCTCTGATAGGTTTTGGCTACCCTTCTGGGTTGCCCGAACTGTCAGAGGAGCTCGAAATTGTATCGTTCATTCCAGAGGATAGTGAGCAACCCGTTCGGGTGATCACTGTACCTAAAACGTTGAAGGCCCCCAGAATTATCGCTATTGAGCCAGCTGCAATGCAGTATGCACAGCAGGCAATTCGATCGTATCTATATGACACGATCGAGTCATTCTGGCTGACTGCCCGGAGCATATCGTTCCGTAACCAGTCAGAAAACCAGACGATGGCGCTTAAGAGTTCTCGAACGGGTCGGTATGCGACTATCGATCTATCGGAAGCTAGTGATAGGGTTCCTCTAGAGCTAGCCATGATCATGTTTGAGCAGTGTCCTGATCTTCATGACGCTGTTTTAGCATGCCGTTCCACTCGCGCGCTCTTACCTCATCAGGAGGTTATTGACCCCCTGAGGAAGTTCGCGTCGATGGGTAGTGCTCTGTGTTTTCCAGTTGAAGCGATGTTCTTCTACACATGTTGTGTAATCGCTTTGCTGAAGGACATGAATCTCTCTTTCAGCCAGAGAAACATTTTTAAGGTTTCTCATTGGTTGAGAGTTTACGGTGACGATATTATCGTCCCGTCGACTCATGCGGAAGCTGTTCTCGCTTACTTGCAGAAGAACAATTGCAAAGTAAATACCGCTAAAACTTTCGTAACTGGAAAGTTCCGAGAGTCATGCGGCACTGACGCGTACGATGGTTATCCGGTTACACCGGTGTACCTTAGACGTACGCTTCCTGAGAACAGGCGGCAGTTCGCTGAATTGGTTTCCCTTGTGGCGTCGCGTAACCAGTTTTACCTTAAAGGTTACTGGCAAACGGCTTCACTCCTGCAAAATATTGCAGAGAAACATCTGGGCAATTTGCCCTATGTAAGGGAGACCTCGGCTGGACTGGGACTTTATTCCCACCTTGGCTATGAGTCTATCGAAAGATGGAACTCAAAATACCAGAGGCATGAAGTGATGTCCTGGGTGCCTAAAGCAGTTCATCGCTCTGATGAGCTGGGTGGTTGGCCCGCCCTGAGCAAATGCTTACTCAAGCTAGATCAGCGTTACGCTGATTTGGTGACTTGTAGTATGTGTTCAGAGTCTGGTGACTCTACCTTTGAGTTTGGACCTTTAGGGGTCTTGGACCCAGAGGGTGACCACTATGGTCGGCCAGTGTCCGAGCTGATGTCCCTATTCTCTGCTAAGGCATCCTTAGAGGATGTCTTGGCCGTCGACGAGGGCCATTTATCTCAGTCTGCACTGCACGGCGCAGTCACACTAAAACGCCGGTGGGTCCCCCCTCATTGATGGGGGGGGTATATCGTGCTTTATCGCAC